TATTAAGAATTTCTTGAAGTATTTCAATTCCTTTAGGTAAATTTTTAATTTCCATAAAAGCCTCAATAATTCTTTCTTCAGATCTAGGCCATTTTTCTTTTGATCTAATTTTAAAATCTTTTATAACGGCTTCAACATAAGGCATATATTCTGCGATCCATACAGGCTCTCCATCTATAGCTAAAATAATTTCTTTTAAATTAGCTATTTTATTTTGCACCTCTCTTATTCCCTCGCCTGCTAAATTATAAATTTGCAATTGTTTTGCTTCTGAAAGTTTGTTTATAGGAGTTACATTGTTAGCTAATTGTTTCTGAATACTAAACATCGCATCACTTTTACCTGCAGCTGTATTTAATTGCTGTTCAGTAGTTAAACCAAGATCAGTACGAATAACTTCGTTCATCATTAATTGTCCTAGTAATCTACCAGAAGCAGCTAATACAGATCTAGTGTTTCCGCTACGATTATAAGTAGTTTTATTTCCAGCTGAATCCATACCAAAAGCAGCATAAACGTCACTGTATCTAATATTATCTTTTAAAACATATTCCTGTAATCCAGTCTTACCAATAGCATTTCCGGATTTAACATAGAAGTTTTGTAAAATACTAGGATCTAAAGCAGTAGCTTTATTTGTGTTAACATCTTTAGCAAGTGCTTTGTTTTTACCATCAGCAGCAACAGCTCCTTTAGGTAATATTTTTATAAATATTCCAGCTAAATTGTCGGTATCACTCGACTTTATAACAGAATCAGGATCAACAACATCGGCAATAAAAGCTTTGTGCATTGCGCTAGCTTCTTTACCTGTAAACATTTTTCTAGTGTCTAATATTTTATCAGGACTAACATTAGGAAATATTTCGCGCATAGCGTCATCTAATAAAGACTCTACAACTTGTTTTCCTTTAAGCTCTTGAAACACAGGGTTACCTAATTCATCTGTAATAGTAAGTGTTGTGTCCACCATACTAAACCTAAAATTATCAAAATCAATTTTATTGCTTATAGCCCATTTCTTAAGGCCCTCAGCTAGTTTACTTCTTGTAGCTTGAGATATTAGACTAGTTGCTTTTAATAGATTGCCTATAGGCTCCTGTCTAGTTTCTTTAGAGGTTTTGTCTGCTTTGTTTTCAATAGCATTCATTTCTCTTGTGCCCGAGTCAATATCTTCTGTTTTACTCTTTCTAAGTTTTTTAAGAGCATCACCTTTTCTAAAACGCAATTGACTATTAATAAAACCTATTAGACTGTTATTAATTTCAGGATTAAATCTCATTAAAAGAGGAGTTAAGCTTTCTTTAACTTCCTGCACAAACTCTGCAACAGATTTGCCTTGCACTGTATCACCTACAATACCTTTTACTATTAAACCGTCTATTAAATTTCCCTTAACTATAGCGTTATAAGCTTTAGCTACACCGTCTTTCAACCATTCTTTTTTACTTGATATGTAATTTCCTTCAACATCTTTTTCGCCTACCAAAGCATCTACCTCCGCGTTTTGCTCTTTTTGATCAGCGGTACTTTCTTTTTTCTTTTTAGGCTTAGACACTACTTCGCTTTCACCTACAGATTCAATTTTCTTTTTTACAGCAGCTATTCTTTCTTCTTGTAAATCTCTTTTTTGTTCGTAGTCGTCGTAGTCAAGTATATTATTGTCATAGTCCTCTTCTATTTTTTCAAGAGCTGTTTCAAATTTATTCAGCTGTGCTTTTAAAGAAAAAGTAGGCCCTTTAGCCTGTGTGTCTGCTGTTGCATCAACATCCGCTGTTGTTGTACCCACAACTTCTCCTTTAACTACTTTTGCTGCTAATTCTTCACCTGTAAGATCTCCTTTGTCAAGTATCCTAGCAAAACTTTGTAACATACCTAAAACACCTTCAGCATCTTTTACAGATTCTAATTTAGAAAAATCTTTATCTCCTTTGAATATATTCATAACCTTATTTGAAAAGGTTTTATCCATTGAAATATTTGTTTTTGAAACGTATTCTAGCATGGTGGCTAGCTTTTCTTCTAGTATTTTATTTTTAGTAAACTTACCTGGAGGATAATTAGCATCAACAGCAGCAAATCGTTCAGCAGCGCCTTTGTAATTATTGATCATGTACTTTTCAAATTGTTCTACTAATTTGTAAGCTGCTGGATTACCTGTTAAAAACTTACTGAATAAAATAGCATGCCCAACTTCGTGTCTTTTTACCGCTCCATTATATTGTCCAGGCGCAAACGGTACTTCTACCCCAAGAGTGCCGAGAGCAACATCTTCTACAGTGGCTACCATTGGAATGCCTACGTCTTGGCCTATATAAACGCCCTCTACGCCTTTTGTTTCTTTAAAAGCTTGTATATCTGTTTTTAGTTTAGTATATTGTTTTGGAGTAATTTTTCCTTCAGCAACGGCTTTGTCTGCTTCAGCTTTCATTTGATCAGCAACCTCATCGGTTGTTTTACCGTCTATGTAAAGTATTGACTCTCCTAAATTATTTTTTGCTATAAAGTCTGCCGCTAGTTTATCAGCCATAGCTTTATCTTTAGAATATAAAGTGTTGTCAAGAATTAAGTCACGCTGATTGTTATTAGATTGTATTTTAGTTGTATTTGCTTCTATAAGACCTTTCAATGCCTCCTTAGGAATCATCGTGTTCTTATTAAGCTTTTCGTTTTCAGCTTTTAAATTGTAAGTATCATTACTTAAATCTATTAATCTTTGTCTATCAGTACTATCTAAAGCATCAACGGTGCTTGATACGTTTTTCATAAGCCTATGGCTTTCGAACAAAAGAGCTTCTTTTTGTTTCTGCAATAAGTTATACGCTTCCGCTGCTTCTTTATTAAAAACACCTAAGCTTTGAGACTGTATTTTTTCTTGATCTTTACTTAATTGTAGCATTTTAGCAGAAAGATCGTTTCTTTTAGCCATCAATCCATCGTTCATAAAGGCTTTAGCTATATCTGTAGCAATTACAGGAGCTCCAAACCCTAATCCTGACATCAATCCACCGGTAATATAAGCTTCACTAAGCCCATCTGTAATAGATACATCTTTACCCAATAAATAATTATCCACTAAATTATTACTAAGTTGAGCCCCTAGCTCCGCCATACCTTCTTGATTAATACCTTTTCCCCATCTTTTAAAAGCTCTACCAAAAGTCATTCCTCCTTTTAAACCTGAGCTGCCTAAATCAAATGCCTTGGTAAAGTTTTTTACAGGAAGACCCATTGCATTTAAACCTCGTAAAGCTTGACCCAAAGAAACTTTTTCAGTTACATATTCCGCTACTCCGTATAAAAGACCTGCGGCATAAAATTGAGCGGGTGAAATATTTTCTCCTTCTAATATTTCTTCGTTCATTTCATTCATCTTATTACCAGCAGCACCTCCTGCTAAAATAAGTAAACCAGCGCCTCCAGTACCCACGGTTATAGCTGTATTTACAGATTGTTCTGTAAGTAAATCAAGCATAAACTCGCCAAAGTTTTCTAGGCTATCCGCAGCTCCTTCAAATTCTTGTCTATGCTTCGTGGCTCCTGTAATTTCATTAGCAACTTCGTATAATTTTGCTGAACCAGCTTTAATGCCTTTGTTAACTTCATCTCCGGCTTTATACCAATTTTGCATAAAAACGGGTAGTTCTCCTACATTTTCATCATCAAGTACACCGGTTCTTTTTAAAACCGCTTGTATATTAATTTCAGATCCTAATATTCCAAGACCGCTTGCTAAATTTACTGCAGCGGATTTTATTCTATTAGTAGCAACATCAACATTGTTATAAGTTCTTTTAGCCATATCCGCTAAAACCTCTATGTCATCTGAGTCAGTAGCCATTTCACTTAACCCGTCAGAAGCAGATATAGCTGAACCATAAGCAGTTTTATAAGTTTCTACTAGGTTTTTATATTCGTTTATTTCTTCTGCAGTTACTTCATTAGGTGTGTTTATATACTTAGTGTCTAGTTCTTGGATTTTTAACTTAGCAACATCCATTAAAGCAACATTTTCATCAATGCTTTTTGATCTATTATCAATTTCTTTCTCCTTTTCTAAAAATTCATTGTTAAACCTAGAGGTCATTTGTTTTCTACCTAATCTATATTCTTCTTCTACATCAGTTTCATACATTCCAGGCGGAGCGTATTGTTTTATAAATTTGTCTATAGGATTAAAAGATAATAGAGGATTTACATCGTCTTCATACCTTTCAAAAGCTTCTTCTCTTTTTGTTGCAAGCCAATCTTGTCTTTTTTCTTTTACCGTAAGGGTTTTAGCTAGCTTTATAACATCGTCAGAGGGAACCTCTGCTTCACTAACCTTTTGGTTTTTAGCAAGCATTGTTCTAGCTTCTTTAACCTTATTATCATAAGGCATTTTTGTAGACTTGTCGTTCCAACCGCTATTTGGGTTGTCGACCATAATATCTACAGGACCAGAATTAACTTCCGCTTCCCATTCTGCTTCGAGCTCAGGCGTTATTTCTATAGCCTTAATATCAGCCATAGCTTTATCAACGCGCTGTTGTTCTTCTGACTCAGGCTTAAATGTTTCTGTTAATTCCAAAGAACCATTTTCCGATGCAGAATCCGTATCTAATGTTACTTTCTCCGACACTACATCTACATCCGCTGCAGTGTCTGCTTGAAAATCCTGAGTTTCTTTTTCCTCTAAAATAGCGTCAGGATACTCTGCTATAAATCCATCATATTCTTCTGGTGATATTGTAACTCTTTGCTTAACACCGTTTACTATTACTATATATATATCCATATTTAATTATATTATTCTAGTTTGTTGGTTGGCCCTTCAGTATTGTCATCATTTAAATCGTTAAGCTGTCCCCAAGTCAGAGCAGGAGCATCTTCGTTTTTTATTTTAGCTGTAATTAAAGCTTTGACTTCACTACGCTCTTTAGCTGTACTTATTCCTGGCAATAGCCTTACAAAAGCGTCTAATTCTGTAGGTTGCTTTAAATCATAAGTTTTGCTTTTTGCTGCAACAAAATCTTTCTTCTTTGTTAAAGGATCATCAGGTATTTCGTTTGAAGTTTGCAATTTAATTTTAAACGTATCTTCACTTTTTTCAATAACTGGAGCAGTTGATAGGGTTTGATTACCAATTTTAGTGTTTCTTCCAAGATTAAAAGATGCAGCGGTGAGATCAGCCGACGTATTAAAAGTTTCTTTCCATTCCGTAAAAGCTATGTCTTCTTTTGCAGCGCCTGTAGCTTTAGGTGTTGCCACTTTATAAGTTTTTTCATCGGTATCAACGTAATAATTTCCATCCTCCAGTATTAAGCCACTAGATTTATCAAATAATGTATTTGCTTTTTCTGCAACCATTTTTGCTCTATCCTCTTCATTTGCAGCTTCATAATCAACACTATCAATTTTTAAATCAGCAAGGTATAAATTCCTTAATTGAATATTACCTTCTGATGAAGTTAATAAAGCTTCAGTCTCCATAACCGCATTATCTCTAGCTCTTGTGACACTAGTTAAATCTAAAAGATTTCTTGTGCCTATGCGCTGAATTCCATCTGAGCCGGTTCTATTATATGATGTTTTATCGTTTATTAAACTTTGATTTATGTTACCTTTTTCATCTCTAAGTTCATTATCAGTAAATTGCATCTGTGACTCAGCTGCATTATTTACTTTTTCTAATGTTAAGTTTTCAGTTATGTCTTTAAATTGCTTAGCGGGAATAGAATACTTTACGCCCTCAGGAGTTATTACTTGAGCTCTTAATTCGCCATCTACATTAACCATACTAGCTTCATATTTTTCTTTACCTCCAAATCCAAATATAATAGCTTTAGACAAATTCCCATTTACTTCTCCAGTATTAGGATCTTCCATGTCTTGTAAGAATATAGTTTTATTAATAGCCTCATAGTTGTCTATGAGTTCGCCTAATTCACCAGTTGTTGCAATCATTTGCTCCCCTAAAGTTCTTGCCTCTAACATTTTTTGCAGGTTTTGTCCTATCTGTTTAGATACTTCAGGACTAGCATCTCCTGCTAACTGAAGTTGTCTTAATTCAAAGTTACTTTGAGATAGCTTCTCATATTCAGCTCCAAGAGAAGATTGAATAGTACCTCCCAAGTCAGTAAGCCCAGCAACAAATTGAGCATCTCCTTCTGCTTTTTTATTAGCCATATTAATGACCTGCTTAGAAATAAGGGCGTCTTCTTTATCTTTCTTTTCTTTAGCTAATCTAGCTCTTTCATTTTTAGTATTAATAATGCTAGCAAAAGTATTTCCAACATTAGTTATATCCTGTGCTCCGGTTATGTCAGATTTGTCGTCTATTATCAGTGGGTTTCTATAACTCATTTTTTATATTTTAATTTTATGGTGTTGTTGTTGAGCTATCGCTTCCGCCCCCACCCATTCCAGCAGCGGCTCCAGCAGCCATATTGCCAAGGCTACCTATTAAAGCACTTGTATTAGCACTTTGTGCTGCATCAGCATTAGATGCATTCACTCTAGCTTGATCAAGACCTCCAGCCATTCTGTCAAGTTTCGCATTGTCTCTTTCCTCCTGCGCTCCAAAAACAAAAGCAGCTCCTTGAGCTTCCGCATTCTGAGCTCTACCACCTTCTGATATTTGAATACCTTGTATTCTTGCTTTTTCGGCATTTTGTTGTTCTTGCAATCTTTGCTCTCCTTGAGCTTCTAGCTTTTCATTATCCGCTTCTTGTTTCTCAATACTAGCTGCAACATCTTTTTTACTTCGCTGAGCTGCTTGAGCTAATGCTGTAGCCCCTCCGGCGCTCGCTCCCGTAGCTTGTAGCGTATCTAGTGTATTTGCTAAAGCAATATCTGTTTGTTCCATCTGTATCTCCGCAGCACTTGTAGCAACACCTAGATTAGCAAAAGGATTGCTTAAGTTTTCTGATAAATCCGTAGCTAAACCAGCTAAAGAAGTTACTCCAGCGTATGGGTTTGTAATAGCTTGTCTACTAGATTCAAAAGCGCTTATTTGTCTTTGTATTCTTGCTTTTTCTCGCTGAGCGGCTCTTTCTTTTTTCTTAGCTTTACCATTTTTTACAAGAAAAATACCGATTGACACCGCGGCTCCGATGCCTGCTGCTATTCCTGACATATTGTTTTTATTTTATTTATTACTTCTTGAGGTAGTTCTTTATAATTGTCTGCGTAAACATCAGCTTCCGCTTCCTCAAATGTTTTAGCATCTGTTTTATATACACAACACCACTGGGTATCTTCATGTACAAATATAACTCTTTGAGTTCCTATTTGAGTATGAATTATGTGTGGCCCTGTTATAGTTTTAACTTCTCCCGCATCTGTTAAATAAGATACTTTACCTTTTAACAAAAAAGATGGATGTTGTTGTTTATGTATCATGCTAATGACTATTTGATCAGCTGGCATAAATAATTCTCTAGTGTATAATCCTCCTTCTAATGTTTGTTTTAAAGGAAATACATCTTTCATTTCTTCTGTCTGAGGTGTACCTACTTTGTGGATAAGACAATCGTCTTGAGCCTCTATTATTTCTCTAAACGCAGCAATTTTATCCCACATAGCGCCTCTAAAGTCATTAATATGATGAAGAATTTCTTCTGGTGGTATTGTTTCTATTTGTGATACTTCCATAATTTAATTTAAGATGATTGTACGAATCCTGTGCTTACGGCAAATAATTCTTTTTTACCATTGCTAGCATTATCTATTTGCATTTTTACTTCTCCAAAAAATCCTTTTATTCCTGAAGAAGAACCTCCCCATACTACTTCGCCACTTTGAGCCGATGTAGCATTAACTATATCTGCAAAATATTTGTTTTCTTTTACTTTAAATCTATTTATTAATAAAGAATTTTGTAATTCTTCAAGAGTGGTTGCAAAAATGGATTGAGTTATAGGAAAAGCTGTGTCGGTACTAGTATTAAAGCTTAGCATTTTCCATCCGCTATCTCCTTCATAATTTATTGTTTGAAAGTTTTTAACAATTGAAGGATTGCCATTAAACACAAAGGTTACATTGGAATTATATGTAATACCGTAAAAAGTAGCTCTAGCACTTGTATTAGGTGCCAATGTGTAATGTTTATATATTTCCCCAGAGAAGGTTGTAAAATAATCATTATTTAAACTAATAATTTGATTAGGTTTATAATTAAACAAACTCGTCCAACCTTTTACACTTTCATCAAACGATAATGTATTGTATTCAGGTAATCCTTTATTATTATTATTAGGATCTGATTCTATAGATAAAACGTATTGCTTATTATGAGCATCCCATCCCCCTTTTACTCCACCTACTTTTGCAGTAGATAATTTATCTCTAAAAAAGTCGGTCATACCAAAGTTAGATATTACGCTTATACCGTCCACAGACAATCTACAAACAACATTTTGATCTCTATCTGTAAAGTATTTTCTATAGCCATTAACCGCAAAGGACTCTGGATCTGTTGATATTCCGTATTCACCACCAAAAGCAACGTTTTGCCCAATAACCTGAGCACCTGAAGTAGTTATAGCTGTACCTTCCGCTGCATATATAGCGTCTTTATCTATTAAAGATTTACTTACTTTATTTTCTTGAAATATAATAAGGTTAGTATCTTCAGCATAAAGTTTCTGTATTGATCCATTAGCCGGATCTATTGTTCTAGTTATATCTTCGCCTACGCTAAATTGATTTGTTTGATTAATACCAGTTCTAGAATTAAATATACCAGAATGTATTAATGAACTAAACCTATTTGATTGATTAGTTTCGTCTTCAACTAAATATGCTTTAACCCCAAAATCAACCGACGTATTATTGTAACCTCCATTAATTCTTGACTCTTCAATAAACCAATCACTAGTTATTGTAGGAGCATAAGCTTGAGGTATATTATCAAAGTTTATTATTTTACCAAAAGTCATTGTAGGAGTTCCTGATACTCCATCAATAACTCCAGCTGCTGCTAAAAATACATTGTCACTAGTTTTTGAAATAATATAGGAATTATATTCTAAGACTACATTTAATAAATTAGTGTAGGTCATGGTAACTTGTTGACCTACATTCATAAGGGTATCGTCTAATGCGGTATTAATAGTAAAAGTAGTACCACTAACTGATGTCAAAGAAGCCGTAATAAGATCTCCGTTATCAAGTTCATTCTTAACGTCTGCTATTGTCTTGATTTTTTTTAACCAGAATGTATTAAAATATTTTAATTCTATATTTGCAGCCATAATTGGTTTTTTAAATGTTGGTTTTTATAAACAGCCTTGTGGTTCCAAAAACGGCAGTTGCTGGAAAAATAACAGTACCTGGTCCTCCAGTATAAGCTCCAACTAAAAAAGATTTTGAAACTGTACCTTCAGAACGTGCAGCTTTTTCACCGCCAGGTATTTGAAATTCAGAAATCCATTGCATTTTTATAGAATCTTCCCCTGAACCCCCACCTCTTTGCACGATCCAATTTGGCAAAGTAGTATTAAATTCGCTTTGAACTAATCTATAATTAATGAATTGTTCGCCTTCATTAGGTTCCCATACAGTTGTTAATCCTACATCTGTGTAAAAATTATTTACGTAATCTCCGTAGGGATTATCCGCATAAAGTGTTTGAGTAAAATTACTATCAAAAGTTTCGCTATTATTTGATCCTGCGGAAGCCTCATATTTAAAAGATCCACTTCCAGCCACTCCTGGAGTTGCTCCGGCTCTAGTATTAGTACTCGTTAATGCAGCGTTTGTCCCTTGCCAATTTAAGCATTTAGGATAGTGAACGTCGTCAGCGGTAACCCAAGCTATAGGATGGTGGATACCACTTCCGGTGCCCCCAACAAATTCTAAGCCTTTAACTATTATAGCATATTCAATATCTTCTGTGGAGCCAGGAGTATCAAAGTCGCTCTTATTAAATGCTCTAACATATTGTACGAAAGTTTTTTCATCTCCATCGTATTTGTAGCCGTTTACATAAGGCGGCCAATCTCCAAAATTAGGCCTAAGTCGTACATTATTGTATTCTAATGCACCACTATTTGGTATTTCTGTCCAAGGATCTACATCTCCTGTCGCTTGAGCTTTCCTATAATAAATAAAAACACTAATAGGTTGTAATGTTCCAACAGCAACATCACTAAAAGGCACATTACTAGCAAAAACGTTTATTGTAAACATTATAGTTCCGCTACGGTGAGCCTGGGCACTAAAAGGTCCAGCAACATTCCCACCTATTTGATACTTTTTATTGTAGCTTTGATACGGGGTTCCTGCTGCTCCTTCATTAGGAAATATACCAGTACCTGTGCTCCCCCCAAAAGTCGGTTCTGTGCCGGCCTGGTCATTCCTTACGTCGTCATATTCCGGAGGCCAATACCCATCCAAATTGTCTGTATTAATAAGTTCCAAGTCTTGGTTACCAATAAACCATAATCCAGTTGATGACGTAGTAAAGCCTTGGGAATTATAATCAGCTCGGGGGGTCCCCGGGGGTCCAAGTGGAAATGCTTCATCGCTAACAGGTACTGTTATACCTTGATACTCAGCCACAGTAGGCTTAGACGAGGCGTTAGTCAATAACCCATTAAAATAAGGGCCCATAGGCGTAGACAGTACACAAATGTTAGACAAAGCTAATGGATTAACTGCTGGATAACCCAATGTTATAGTGACGTTTTGAAAATCAAATAGCCAACTATAATCGCCAGTAGGTGAACCTACGTCAAAAGCATCCTGCATAGTTAATCGAATCTCCCATGTTCCGTTAGGATTTGGAGTATTATCATCAGGCGGAACCGGTTGTGTTATTTGGCCGTTTGAGGCATCCATTTCCCATCCATATAAATCTATAGGGTTTAATTCTGGGGCTCCTAGCCACTCCATAGAAAACTGTAGGCCTATAGTTTTTGCGCCGTCAAAATCAGAAGCTGTACCGTTTACGGTATTTGTCCAATTAGCAGCTGGATATATAACTGAAGTAGTATTAGTTACTGCTGAATTAGGTAATGTAGAAAAAGAAGGTGCAATATTCTTTAATGCTCCAAACCCACCTATTTGTCCTGTTAAAGGTATTTCGGTTGTTATATCGTCGCTTGTAGTAACAGCTATTACAAAGCTATAAACATCTAATGCTCTACTGGACGCATCAAAAACTAATGAATCTCCATTATCATCACCTTTAAAAGCTATTTGATATTTACCTTGATTACTTCCGCTAGTAAAAGATCGTAACTCAAACAATTCTACATTTTCTCCATTTCCATCTGTTTGGCTTTCCAATGTAGCCGTTGTAGGAACTTGGTATACCTCTGCTTCACTATTAACAGGTTCAAAAACACCTGTAACAATTGTGTTGGGAAGAGTCGTTTCATCAAAATCCCATGTAACATTAACAAAAGAAGTTGCTCCTCCAGCACCACTAAGAACATCAGCGTTTAAATCTACTATTAAACCTTCAGAAGCTGTTTCCCAATATAAATCTAATAAAGAGTTAACCGCCTGTGTTTCATATATAGATAGAAAAGGTAACATGTTATTGGCGCCATCTGGTATGTTAACAGGAGCAGTTCCTCCGGAAGGAGTTGGTCCCCATAAAGCTGTTGCTCCAATTGATTTTTCAGTTGTGGATATTCTTGCTATTAACGGATTAGTTTCTAATTGATAAAAAACGTTTGCGCCTTTATACGCTTGCTCACTATATAGTAAAGGCACATCAGTTAAATCAGCAGATCCCATATTAACTTCTTTAGCTCTTGCTATAGCTGTAGAGGTATGTGATATTGCCGTTTTACCTTCGTAGTCTAATCTAGCGTAATATTGAGAATTAGAAGGAATTGAATTGGTATAAGGACTACCGCTTGGATCAATTGTCATTGTATTAGTTACTCGACCGTATAATGTAACAGAACTTCTATATTGTAAATCTTGATCACCAACTTCTTGTAAATCTCTTGGTATTTTATTTATATTGTCGTTAAACAATACTGTAAAAGCCGTTTTATTTGTTTCATTTGTAGGAAATAGTCCATTATCAATACCTCCAGGAGTTGGGGGTATAGGATCAGGAACATTAGAAGCATCGCCTAAGCTCCCAGACTGTCCAGGATAACCATTAAGCATTCCAGGCAAATATACATTGTAGTATTCTTGTTCTGTCTGTTTAACTACTATTTTATAGCTATACCAACCTAAATCGTTTATAGTATATGCAAATTTTAAATCAGGAATCCCTCCTCCAGTTACAATATCAGCTTCTCTAAGGTAAACATCGTTTACTCTACCACTAGTTGTTACCGTATATTGGAGTTGAGCTCCAGTAGGACCCTCTATGTTTGTAACAAAAACAAAGTCTTCATAAGCACCTCTCAACGAATCCCCTATTATTGGTATATTTATATTATTGGGAAAATTTATATTGTCTAAGCGAAAAGTATATGTAGAGTCATCAACTATTACACTACCCGATCTTTTAATAGCGTAACCTTCCGCATTAGGATTAGTAGCATTTTGCTTAATCGCATAAAGTCCAGGAGTTCCTGTAGCGGAATTTTTTATAGAAGCCACTTCGGAATTAACCAAAACCATTATAGAATCACCAAACCAATCCAATACACTTGTATCTTCATTGCCAATGTCATAAGCACTATATATGGTAGATCCAAAATAAAATTTACCATCACTATTAGCTCCAGTGTCTACAGATGAAAGTATAACAGGGGATTGTCTTCCAAACTTGTCTGCTAAAATAAAGCCTACCTGATAATTTCTATTTCTTTTTACAGAATGATTTGGATACTCTATCCAGTTATTAAATTTGCCTGTATCACTTTTAAATGATATTCTACAGTTATAATTTAAGTTAGCAGGAGGAGTGTGCTGGTCTTTATAGTTACCGTATATAATTCTATTTCCTGAGCTTTCTTGAGAAAAAGCGGTTACGGGTACTTTATCGTAAACTCTAATTGTTTGAGCTTCCGGCAAAGTTCTATATGGTTTCCTAGATTGATAATCATAAGTAAAAAAATTACTCACTCCGCTGGCTCCTGATATTTGCCCGGCTGTAATACTTTCTAAAACTTTAACAGCAACACCATCACTTTCTCTAAAAAGTATTTCCATTTCCGAGATTTTATAATCTCTAACTAATCTATTAGCATTAGTAGGTAACGGTATTACAAGCCCAATGTTTTGAACTAAATTTTCCATAAAGTCTACTACTGTAGACTGATAAGCTGAGTTTTCATCTCCACTAAGAAAAAATCCGTATTGCTTTGGTATATAAGCTATTTGAGTAAAAGGAGCCATTAAAGAGTACTCGTTATCATCATACTTAAAACGGTAACTAAACCTAACAAATTTATCTTCTAAAAAATCAGGATCCCCAGGCCAATCTGTATCATCATTTTTATTAGTCATAGTAGACATAATAAAAGAAAAGTAAGTGTTAGGTAAAGGAACAGGTATATTAGGGGATAAAGAAATTCTTGTAGCGCTACCTACTAAAGCAACATTAATTATTTTAATGTGTTCGTTTCCTGATATTAAATTTTCTGAAGAAACAACTGTTGCCCCTATAAAAGGAGTTATTTCCGCTACCCTATCTCCACTTACATTGATGTAAGCTACAGATCCATTAGTAATGTCTACGTCAAGTCGAGTATATAGCTTTATAGCTTGATACGGGCTGTATTTAGCAACAGATATTTGATGCTCTTGCGTATAATAATCTTGTGAACTTCGTTTTGAATTACCGCTAATGGAAATTCCTGAATTTATTTTACGTGGTTGGTTTCTATTGTCTGTCCAGAATAATAAGCTTTCAATTAAATTTATACCTATTATTCTATTGGTTGTTGAAAAGTTTAAAAAATAGCCTTGAACTAAACGACTATATATTTGTGTAGAATTATTATAAGAATAAATGTAATGTCTAGATGTAGAAGGAGCATCTGTAGGTTCTAAAGGATTAGGGTCAGTGTAATCTGTTAAAAAAACAAATAGCTCGTCTGTTGAATTATTTTCTTTTATACCTATTATTGTAAGCCCATCTCCTATATCAGTAGAAGTAATTAAGTTATTACCTATAATATTTTCTAAAGCTCCAACATCATTATCTTCGGATCTACCTACGGATATATTCCGAGCATCTCTATACTCGCCGTTAGGCAATATTCTATCGTCAAGATCTTTATTCATCTTGGATTTTAGAAATGTATTCTTAATTTCTTGAGCCATTTAATTACGATTTAATCCATTTAGATTTACCTCTCATTACCTGCACTATCTCTGATAGCTTAATGTTTGATAATCTTATTTTAGCATTTCTTAATTTAGCTGATCTATCTCTTTTTAATCTTTGTATAATGTATTCTGGTTGATTAATTCTGCCAGCTAGTATAGAATATAACATGTGAGCATATAAAGCATCCTCAGCCATCTTAGGTATTCTCATGTCTAAGTCATAAGCTAATCCATCAGAAATGTATTCTAGCACTATTAAACGATCTTTTAAGTTAGAAGAAAAAGCTATAGTTCCATCTCTTTCATTCATGTTAAACCATCCGTTTCTTTGAGTATATTGAGGATCATTGCCATATCTTTGACCTAAAAATGGATTGCCGGTTAACCACCCGCTATAAGCCCAGTAATCTTCTACTGTTATATTGCCACTTAGTAAATTGTCATTTGCTTCCCCCCACCTTTCAAGAGTTTGTGAAGAACCTTCTAAGTTATCTCCGAAGTTATCCATAGTAGGATTACCATCAGAATCTTGCAACGGAACTTCGTATGGAGCTATAGTTAAATTATTAGCAGGATATATAGGGTGCTTAACCCCCATAGCGTCTATATAACAAACACCTACATAATTAACGTAGTCTTGAGGTATTATAGCGCTTAAAGCAGGCGACACAGTTAGCTCTTGGGATTTAATGCTTTTTAAAGTATCATAACTAAATTCTTGTAATCCTCTTTTAGCGTGAAATATAACATCGGTTCTTTTAACATCGGCTATTAATTTATGTTCACCTACGTAAGTAGCAATGAATCCTGTAATGACATCGTTTAAAGAAGTATATCCATAGCTGCCGTAGTTTTCTTGCACTGCTGTACCAACTGCATTTTCAGTTCCAAAACTTCCGCCGTCTAAAGCTTTTAATTGAACAGCTATATACATATTAGCAACCGGAGCTGCTCCAAATGTAATTACATTATCAACAACTGTAAAAGCTAATAAATAGTCTGTGTATGATCCCGGCAAGCCTGTAGTGCTCGTGTATATTTTAAAATTATTTAAAGTATAGTTTAAAGATGCTGGATCAGAATCAGCAAATATTAAATCGGTATTAAATGTTGTAGTAATAACACCTGTTCCATCTGATATAAATCTCTGCGACCCCGCGTAGTATTGTTCGTTAGTTTCGGTTATTAAACCGCCATTAGGTATAGGCATATCTTATAGTGTTGAGCGTTGTGTTTCTTGTTGAACTTGTTGCGAAGCTATATTAACTATCGATGGGTCTCTAATGACAACACCTGAATAAAGTAATACTTTTAATATGATATTAGCTTGTTCTGTTTTAGATAATTCAAAATTAACAGAATTTGTAGGATTATACTGATAATAGTTTTGACCAGCAGGTATTGTAAAGTTCCATATAACATCAACGGGCTTTCGCAAATAACTAACTTGTACGTCTGAAGTTATAGAAACTGGATATAAATACAATTTATTATCTTCATATAAATATATAGGGTAGGTTGTTGTTGGCGCTATTAAAGGCGTAGAGTTTAAATATAAAAGCTCGTTGCGCTGCGACAGCTGAACTTCTTTTGTATCTTGATATATAACAGTCCCTAGCCTATAAAAGTCCTCTGGGGTTGCCGTAACGATTATAGCCGCGTTTGCCGCCGGAGGTGCGTTAAAAATTATATTAGCTCCGCTTATATTATAAGCAATTGTTGATACACCATTTATAGTAACAGCTATTACACTACTAGCTAGTTGAGAAGATGTTATTGATGTAAAAGGAAAAGATGAAGCTGTTCCATTTCCTGTAAGCGTTTGAGTAGCGGATCCCGCTCCTGATGTTGTAGGTAAATTAAAAAATCCTCCCGCAGGAGTATAAGTTGCATTACCGTATGTTTTAAATACAGAAATATCTTGATCTACATTTTTAATGCGATCACCGTATTCTGTGTCATTATCTGGTCTTCTTATTTGCTGGTTTAAAGTATCAAAATAGCTTTCGAATATTTCAAGTTGTACCTGCGTAGCAACCTTATTAAATTCGTCTGGTGTCATGTTACCCCTTTGTTCTTTATTAAGAATAAGTAATACCGTTTTATAAACTATGTCTACATTTACTGCCATTTTATTTCTTTTATTATAAATATTAACCGGCCTCAATTAAGAAACCGGTCAATACTAATTCACCATCTATAATATAATTACGTGTTTTTTTTAAAAACTACTATAAAAACTTCTTTTCTATAGATCTAAATACTTCCATGCCTTCGTCGGTCTTAAAGTAAGCAGCCATAGCTGAGTACGGATTCTCGTCAAAAGGTACAGACATTAGCTTTCTTCCATTAGATGCCCAAGAAAAAGTTCTTTGATCTTGAGACAAAGAAATAACTCCGGCTTCGGTAGCTTTAATAGCTGTGTTTCTAAGCTCTACATTATCATCTTGTGCTAAATCTAAGAACAACGCTGGGTTTCTATTAGCAAACAATCTTAAATCTCTTTTTATTTCTTTAGAAGATAACTCTGATACTGCGCTACCTAACTCTACACGTAATATAGCTTCGGCTTGATCAATATCCATTTCTCTTGCAAATACTGCTGCATCTGTTTGTAAGTCAAGTTGTTCTAGATCATCGTAAGCTTCTTCAACTGGATCATACTCTTGGTACAATCTATTTCTTAAAGGATGATATAGTGAAAGTAATTTTTGTAAATTTTGTTTTTCCTTAGGAACTCTTAAGTCACCATCTCTAAACATAATATGTCCCATCGTAGCTTCGCCTTCTTGTTCTTCTTTAAAAGGTGAGTCATGATTAGTTGCATATCTTATTTCTTTTTGTTTCCTAGTCTTTTCATCAAAGTAAAGTAATGCGTGTTTACGCGTATGCTTACCTGGTATTGTTAAAGTAAGAGGAGTATCTCTACCTGTTAAATAGTACAATCTATCTTTGACTTCCCATTCAGGTTCAACTGGTTCTGTAGGCTTTACAGCCTGCCAATCTTTTGTTGTTTCAGTTGGTTCAACTGATGTTACAACTTCATTTATAGACTCTTCTAAGTCTACTTGTTTTACAACCGCTTTTTTGGGTTGCACTTTTTTATTTGCCATAATATAATATAATTTAATAGTTTAAAAATAATAATTACCCCCGTCATTACAACGAGGGTAGCTATTACATAATTGTGACTAGTTATAGTCCTCTGAATAATACAAAGTTGTTAGCAGCTTGTGTTACTAAACATCTTTCAGAAAGGAAGTTTACTTCCATTGCATCAAGTGTTGAGTTACTAGCTCCACCAACAGATCCTGTTAACCAAGACTTCATTCTACGATCATCAGTTTGAGAAGCTCTATATCTAACGTGCAAGAATGGACGTCTGATATTTGTTCCTAATACTTGATCATAAACAGTTGAAGTTCCAGCTGGTACTAATACACCTTCGATTGAATTAACTCCATTGATTGCTCCACGAGTAGATGCATCATTTAAGTATTTCCAATCTGTTTTGTAAAAGTCGTAAGATCCTCTACGGAACCCACTGAATCCTAAATTAAGTGCCATTTCAGAAGAGTTTTCGAATAAACCGAAAGCAACTCCACCTTGAACACCGCTAGAAATACTAGCTAACATATCATCAAAGTCTAAAGAAGTTTGACGTTGTAAAAACAACATGTTCTCTTCAATAGCTCCCTGAGTATCTAAGTTTTTAAGGATAGCATCAAATTCACCTAAACCTTGAGCAGCTGTAAAGCCAGTCTCTACATTTCCTCTAGCTTGGATAGCAGCAAATAAACCTTGCGTTCCTGGCTGAGTTAATGGGTTTAAAGCAGATGTATTTAATTCACCTTCTACCATTGACATTTCTAAGTAGTCTTCAAAACGTAAACGTGTTTCAGATTCAGCTTTCAAATACCAAAGGTATCCGTCAGTTCCATCTTCAGTTGCTACATTCACCCATCCGATCTGTGCAGTATCTGATCCAGATACAACATACTGATCTCTAATAATGATTGGTGAGTTTGAAAATTGCGTTAACACAGGGTCGATGCTCTGTCTTACAGCTGAATTTCCAGCTCCTACAGCAGCAATAGTAGTTCCTTTAGAATAGTCAGATCCGTAAACGAATACTTTAAGACCAGCCGCAGAAAATCCTAAGTTACCAGCTCCGTTAAAAGCAGGCCCTTGAAAACTTTGAACAGTAATACTTCCTCCAACACCAATTGTAGTAGCTGTAACAATACCTTTAGCTTCTAATCCAGTAGCTGGATCTAAAACAACAACGGTATCATTTACTGAAATTACATTTTGTGCAGCAGCAACACCTGGGCTAAGATTTATAACCTGTGTTGTTCCAGCAATTGCACCAAGTGTACAACCTATGTAAGATATGTGTAAACGGTTTTGTTCAGACCAAATAACTTGATCAGATGTCATTGGCATTTCAGCGCCAACCATTTTTAAGAATCCAGATAACGTACGATTTCCGTAACGCTCTACTTCTGCTTCATAAATTTCTGGTAAATATTGCTGAGCAAAATCAGCAAAGTTTCCTGGAATACCAGCAGCTCCGCCGTTGTTGTTCCATTGTAAATAATTTGTCGCAAGTAATTGTGGCGACTGAGACGGTATGATTGTCCCAAATTGTGGTAATAAACTCATAATTTTTAGTTATTAAACTTTTTAATTTTCAATTTTGATGAGTCCGCTCCAGAAACTGATTTAATCTTGTATGCTCCAAACCTTGCGCTATCAACAGGTGCTGCTTTTCTAGCGCTTGTTGACGTGTTATTAGATTTGTTTACAACATCTCTAATAGCATCTGCTTTGCCTTGTTCGTAAAAGTGATTCGCCATTTTATCTGCGTTTGCACCTGCATACAATGCTTTGTGGTACTCTGCTGCATCTTTAACCATTCCATCTTCTCCAAGGAACTTCCCTATGAAATTACCGATGTCTGATTGTGATTCTGCAACCTGAGAAGGGTTTTGTACGCCGTATCTAAATTCTTTATCTCCTAATTTAAAATCGAAACCTTCGAATTTTTCATTAAATAAATCATTAGTTCTAGCCTTAAACTTTTTTGCACTTTCTTTGTTTCTGTCCTGATCCTCTTTGTAGCGATTGAAAAAATCCGACGCCTCCTGTTGATCCCCTGAAAGATTTGGCGACTTCAACTTGATGTCATCATAATACTTTTCTTTGGTATCCTTTAAAAACGTACGGGCTTTAGCAACCTCTTCTTTATACGCGAGCTTCTTTCTTCGAACTTCGCGGTCTTCATCTATATCTTCATCAATAGCAAAATTATCTTCAATCATAAAGTTAACTTCTTCTGCTGTTAAATGAGATTTAGTATTTTTGTAATATTCTCTAACTAAAGTATCTTGATCTATATCGTCGTAGTTAGTACTTAATCTGATATAATCTTGCATTGTGCCGCCAGTTTCCTTCATAAAATCAACTAACTTACCTATATTTTCTGGTAAATCGGGTTGTACTGGTTGTTCAATTACTTCTTCTTTAATTTCTTTGGTAACTTCTGTAAGTTCTGGTTTGGATGTTCCTTCGACCATTGTTGGGCCATTTTCGGCTGGTGCATCCACATCCACTTTCTCTGCGCTTGGCTCTTGAATGGCATCTGTTTCTTGATTAGGAATTACTACTCTTGTCATATTACTAGGAATGTCAACTAAAGGCTCTTTGTTTTGAGCACCTATTTGTTCCTCAGTTAATTTTGGTTTGGATTTGATCTTAAAAGATCCCTCCGTTTTTACTTGTTCACTCATGATATGATATTATATAATTATTAAATACTTATTTAAGAAGGGCTAAACGAGGATAGATCAAATCCACCCATTACGTCATTGCCTTGTGACTCAAAATTCTTAGGCATTCCTTCTGTTTGTCTTTGCTGTATTAGTTCGCTTTGCTGGGTACCTTCTTTTTCTATTCTTTTATCTTTACGGTCTTCAATTTCTTTTTCCTTTTGTTGAGTAGCCGCTCCTGCTGCTTGAGCTAATTGTATGTTATACTGAAATTCAGTAGCCATTAATTCTTTTTTAATCATAGCTTCAGCTTGCATTCTTTGCATTTCAAATCCTGCTTTAGCTTGTTCTATTGCGACCTTTTCAGCAGTTAATGCTTGTTGCTTTTGAACTTCGGCCATAGCTGCTTTTTCAGAAGATTCTGCGTTTGCCTGTGCTTGTGCTTGAATATTTTGCTGAACCAATGCTTGAGCTGCTTCTTGCTTTTTCTTACGCTTTAACTTAAGCATTTGATTAGCAAGCTTTATGTTTTTTATGTCCTTAATGTCAATAGCATCTTCAATGTCAATTTCTTTTGTTTGCAAAGCTATTTGTATGTTTTGCTGTAAATCTGCTTTTTCTTCATCGTCTGGTTCCATTTCTAAAAATATTCCAAAGTCATGCAAATTAAGGTTTTCTATTTCTTTAAGTGTTTCTACGTTAAATGTAGATATACTATTCATTAAAGAATTTTTTGTAAGAGGAAAGTTTAAAACATCGTTTATTTTAAGCGATATATTTTCACAAGTACTTAAAGACAAATAAATACTAGCATCTTGTATATGTTTTGTAGCGGTGTTAGACGCGTTAGCAGCCATTTTTTGCAGACCAACTAAAGCGTTTGCATCTGGCATAGCTCCATCGCGAGCTTCGTTTAAACCAGTTACGTCTCTAATCATTTGCATATTGTAATTGTATGCAGTTATAAGAGCTTGTATTTTTCCAATACCACTTGATGAAGATAATTCTTGAATAGGCACTTTACCTCTATTCATATCTCCATCTTGTGTTAATGATCTACCTACAACAGAACCTGTTTGAAAATACATGTTTAATGCTTCTGCTGGATTGTAATTTGTTCCATTACCTAAATCCACTTCAGCTAAACCATCCATATCTAAAAATATTCCGTCAGGAACCATTCTAGATAGTACTTGTTGTATTTTTAAATGCGTTAGTTGTATTACATCAGCAAAACCTATGCACTTGCTTATAAGAGATTGTATAACTCCTTTGTACATTCTAGGCGCAGCCATTGAATAACTCATTTCTACTCGAGTTGTATCTGCTAATGGTCTTGTCATATTTTCAGACATTTCCCACTTAAGCATCATATCTGAACCAACAACTTTAGCTCCCTCGTATAAAACCTCTATCGATCTTGAAACTCTATCAAAGTTATCACTTGGAGGAGGATTAAATGAATCTGTTTTTATAATAGCTTTTTCTAAACCACTATCAGTTCTTTTTATTTTAAAAACCTGATCAGTATAAGTTTTATACTCAAAGTACATAACCTGAACAGTATTGTAATCGTAGTTTTCAAAGCCTCGTATAAGTCTACGGTTACCTGGTGATTTTTGGATTCGTTCTAATTCCTCATCAGAAATGTGAGGAAATTCTTTTTTAAGTTCCGGAATAGTTATAGATTTGACTTCACCTACATAATATATGTCATCAAAGTTTGGATCCTCCGTGTAAGACCAAACGCAGTAAGCAGGATCAACATAATCAACCACTATACCTTCAGCTGGATTAAACGATGTTTTAGTTATACCTATGCCTATATTAACTAAATCTTGATTTACTCTTGATTTAACTAAGTCAAATTCATTGGTAGCCAAAACTGTATTAATAGCTTCCTCTTCTGCTATTTCAATAGCCGGTTTATATGAAAGCTGCATGTGCAAGTCTCTTTCTTCTAACGTTGCCGGCAATTCCCCTTGTGGAATATTAGATCTTTTTAAATCTATATTCATAACCTCTGAGGCTATAGCTTGCTCTTCTTGCGTAAGCATATCAAACAAAATGTTTGAAGCATAATCTGTTCTTTTCTTTAAAGATTCAGGGTCCTGAGAATAAGAACTTATGTCGTATTGCTTCTGCGTAATGCCGTTAGCTACTATATTGGAAAACTTTGAAAGTATAGGTACTGGTGTCCAATCTAAATTAAGATAAGATAAATCTCCATTAATAGCTAATTCATCCTTATACTTTTGCACACTTTGTTCTCCTCTAGCGTATAATCTTAAGTTATGAAAGTTATTCCAATTAGAAGCATATCTATTAGAACCACTACCACCATAATTAAACCACTCCTGTTCAATAGCTCGCGAAACCTGCAATCCATATTCTATAGTTGCTTTCTCAGCATCACTTACTACTTGATCCGGAAATGGGCTATTAGTATTTGTACTTACATTCATTTATTACATTATTTTTGAAGTAGTTCCCTCGTTATTGTATTTTTTAAAACCTAAGTTAATTTTATTAACCGTAATAGCTCCCTTGGGACTATATCTATGTTTGTTGCAAGCCATTAAAGCTAAGCCTGAACTTATTGATGCATCATGCTTTGTTCGATTATTTATATCAAACTTAGCCCAGTCTTCTAATGTTCTTTGCAAATAAACATCTCCATAGCCTTCTTTAGTTATACCTACAAAATCTTCTATGTAGGTTTCAATTGCTGAAGCATGAGCTTGCTTTATATCTTCACTTGAATTGGGTATTCCGCCTACTTCTCGTTCCGATAAAGATAATTTGTTATAGGTTTTATCTGGCCTATTAATACTGAATCCCCTGTATCCTCTACGTTTTAAATAGTAAAGCAATCTAGGTTTATTGTTTTCACAAAGTATTGGCATGCCGTAAAATACACAAGCCATTAATACATCTTCAAAAAACATTTCAGCTGTTGAAGGTCTAGCTATATATTCTAAAAAGAAATGATTAGGAGGTACATCCTCCATTGAAAACTTTGTTAATCCATGAAGTGCTCCGTTAGAACCGCCACCACCAACAACACCGCTAATATCATAACTATCGCAGCCAAAAGCTCCCATGTGTTCGTTACCTGGATGTTTGTTACCATTCTTTATTATTACGTGATTTTGTAGGTTTTGATCCGGTATCCAAGTTATATAAAACCTGCCGTTTTTATTAGGATAAAACATTACCCTAGTATCTTTAATTCCGTTTTCCCATTGAAAGTTACCTTGAGTAACCATCGTGTTATTTTTTAATTCATCGTTATAATCTATCTGTTGATAGATCTTTGTTAAGTTAAATAACGATTGTTTTGCTTCATCTCTAAAAGCATGAGCTTCTGTTCTTGGGAACTGTCGATAATATTCATTAAGCGCATCTGGATCATCTTTTAATCCTTCTACTTCATTTTCCCAATGATCAATAACACCATCTTCTATTTCGTCTCCCTGTGGTCCGAATGTCTCTTCTTTTGGAACATCAAACACAGGATAGCCGTACTGATCAATAAAACCCTCATAATTCCATTCCATAGGAATAAAAAGTTTGTATAACCCCGTTTTAGTTTGGCCGTTCTTGTTTCTAGCCGATGCATCTGATCCATTGTATAATTTTTTAAAGTTTGCTCCTCCTTTGTCTAAGGAATTTGATGTAGAGCCCATCATGCACTTACCTACTATTCTACTACCTAATCTTAAACAAGTTTTTGTAACCCTCCAGTTATTAAGTATATTTGTAGGTCTCTCCCATTTTCCACTTTCATCGTGAACTAATAGCTTTAGCTTTTCACCATCATAGCTGTTGTCACCTGTGTTCTTCCAGTCAATAGTTGTATCTAATCCATCAAGATCAGCGGCTACATTGTTATCGTCTAATTTTCGTCTTGTAAATTTTGATGCAGGTACTCTATAAGCTAATTCTGTTTTGGGTCTATCCATACCATCCTGGATAGGTTTAAAAAAGAATGGGTAGTTAACGCTAATGGGTACAACTTTGTCGGTGAACATTTTTTTAGCATCGGCCCCAGATTTGGACAGAATGCCGAATCGTGAATCACTTGATATTGTAGCCAAGTTAACGGTTTCACCTGATGCCATGAACGAAAATCCTGAACGTCTGTTCTTGAGATATGACATGCCGTAACATCTGCTATCTGCTTTGCAAGCTTCCCAGAATATAAAGAATAATCTGTTTGCTTCTCGAAAGTCTGGCTGCCCAACATCAATCTTTGACCATTGCAAGTACATGTAATGAGTACCAGTAATATAAGTATCCACCCCTTTATTAATAAACCAGTAACCTGTTTCTCTTCTGTTAAATTCTTCATCTATATAGGCGTGCCATTTTTCATGAAAAGTATTTGGGTATTTTAACCAATCTGCTTCGCTCTTTATTCTACTTAATTCTTTAGGATATTCTTTTGCTTCCCATTTGTTATTGCCAAGATCTTTTGAATCCTCAACTTTAGGTAAAGCAATATGCAAATCGCCTATAAGATATATTTCGCCTATTTTACCGGTCTTACTTATTACGACAAGATCATGTTCTTTATCGTAACCGTAAACCCATTTTGCATAACGATTTTTTTTCTTAATCGCATGAGGCTTTATATAGTCTTTGACTATCGTATATAGTTGTTGTTGATATGCCATTATTTAGATCTCCCCTCTGCAAAGCCTTTAAACACTGGTTTACTAGAATCACCGATCGCTTCGTTAATCATACCTTCCTCTTCCTGAATTCTATTAAGAATTTCAAAAGCATCGAATATGCAAAGCTTTTTAGTAGCGGCAGCATTTTTAAGTCTGTCAGCTGATATATCTTCTTCTGAGTCAACGATCTTTTCTTTTGCTACCTTTACTAATTCTTTAATTGCTTCCCGCCCAGCGGCTATTATACTCTTCTTCGTTTCTATCGAGTTCATACTTTATAACAATATCATTTGATTTCATACAGTACATAACTTGATTATCTATAACAAATTCCCATTCGCTATTAGGCGTAAATCCAATTATGTCTCCTGGATTGATTCCAGACTCCTTTAAGGAGTTATTACCTATTTTTAGTATACCAATAAGATCTGCAGTTTTTTGACTGCTTAAAAGGTCTTTATTTTTAACAGGAGCAACAAAGCACCTATCTCCAAATGAATTCCAAGATTTATCTTTTTTATATAAGTATACTTGATCTATAGCGCACATAAAAAGATCATCTTTTAAGAATGACCTACTGTTCTTTTTAATTCCTTTCATATCATAGAATACTCTAAACACATTATGATGCACAACTATTAAATCACCTTTCTTTATAGGTGTCGCAAATGCTGCAGGTGTTTCCACTACTTCAGCTATATTGTTAACGTGTTTAAAACTTTCTATAGAGCTATTTGTTATAAGGGTTTGCTCTCCGACCTTAACCTCATTATCATATCTTTTGCCTACTGGGCGTATGATAAAATCATATATGCTCCTCATTAATACTCCAAGTCATACTCAACGGATATTGCCATGTTAGAATTAAACTTCTTCCATGGCATTACCTCGTCTACTTTTTTTATAAATATATTATAAGAATTATCAGACTCTTCAAACATTATATGAGAAATTTCGTGACCGCCATAAACTGTCTGTTTAACAGAGTAATGCATAGCTTCGTTCTTGTAGTCAGCCCCGATACTAATCTTTCTTATAATATTATTCATAAGATTATTCTTTAGGAGCTACAACCTCTTCATAACTTCCATCAAGTAAATTAATGTTAATAGGCCCGTATTTTTCTTCGATAGCCTTCTTAGCTTCATCCATATCTTTTTCAAGCATATTAACTTGATAGATAGCTTTAGCTTTTTGAACTTCCATCGCACCTATAGTATTACAATGTTTTTGTAACTCACTATTTAAGTGCTTTACGTTTTCCAACTCTTCTTTAGTAATAACTTTTACCGCGTCTTCTACTTGTGATTTCATTTTTTTTACTTTACTCATGTTGATTTAATTTAATTATTAATAATTGTTTATTAAGCGTTTTTTCCCCTTTTAGTGAATTTTTTTGCTTTTTGGTTAGCTGTTTGCATGTAATCAGCTTTATCTTTATTATGTTTTTTAAGTTCGGCTCTATACGCTGAAGAATTCTTACCTCCTGTTGTTCGAGTAAAAGTTTTACCGTCCCCGCCTAATCTGCCATGATCCATCATCTTACCTTTATAAGGCTTAGCCGAATAGTTTCCGTTTTTTTGCGTTACATTCCCAGTTAACTTTTTGTTTATTTTACCTGAGGCTGCATCTTTATTCATTTTTCTACTCTTAGCATCCGTAGATATTTTTTTACCTGTAGTCGCGTCTTTTTGAGTCCTTGTTCCCCCTCCGTCTAATACAGCTCCTACGTTGTCAGCGGATCTTCCTTCGTTACCGGTTTTAGGGTCTGTGTGCCCGGGTTTGTGCTTTTTTAAAGGTGTTTCATACATTTTAGCAGGTGAATCAGGGGCAGCTTTAATGTCATCTTGTAAAGCTTGAGGCAATTTATCTTGATCACCAATTAAAGCTTTTTTCATAGGAGAATCAGGCATATTCATAGGCAAAGCTGATCTTGTTTCTGACATCTTCATTGCAAATGCTGTTGAAGGCTTTTTGCTTTTCATCATTGCCATAGGGCTTTTAACTTCTGATCCGTAACCTTTGTTTAGATTTTTAGCAGGAGATCCTTCACTAGCTCTTTTAGCCATTGGATTATCATTTACTAAGTTTTTTCTTTCTTGTTTATTGCTTTCCATAATTTTTTATCTTATTCTAGTTAGTATATATTCCCCTTCTAAGTCTTTTGAATACTTTAGAATAAGAGTGTCTTGGTTTTTTAATGTGTATTCTATTGTTACTGAATAACCGTTTTGTTCATTATTCAATTCTGTTGTAAATTTATTTTTGTCGCTACTAATTATATCTTCAGTTATAACTCTATATTCTAAAAAACTAGTGTTAAACACATTTAAAACTTTATACTCACTTGCAATAATAGTGGTTATGTAAGACGAGTCTTCGCTTTCCCACATGCCATTAAAGTCTTCTTGAGCTGTTAAAATTGAAAATGTAAATAGTAATGATAATGTAATAAATAATTTTTTCATAATAGTAGATTTAATTGTTAGTAATTATATTTATATGTATAATCACACGTTTGAACAATAAACTACATTTTTATTTATTTACCTACTATTAAGTCTGTTGCTGTAGTATCTGCTACTATGTAATCAAATAAAACTGGTAGCACCGTTCCTGCTGCAACATTTTGAAATTTGACCACGTCGAATAAAGGATTTGGTAAATTATTTCTTACAGACACAACTCTAGCTGTACCACCTTTTGCGGCACCCTGAACAATTTCAACTATATCTCCAACTGAATATTGCTGTCCAGCTCCTCCTCCAATGTCTACATTAGTAATCCCACCACCACCATCTGCTATTATAGAAACAAAAAGCCCGCTTGGATTTAAAGCCACAGACTTACCTTCTATAAGTACGGTAGGTAATCCAAACGCGGTAGTATATGCAGCTCCCGGATTTACAACTTCTACTTCGAGTACAACTCCTTGATCACCTACAGTGCCGGATAAAATTCCGGTTACGTTTCCTGCCGTACCTACATAAACAACGGATCCCGTTAAATTAGTACCTAATGTTCCTGATTGGTTTTCAAACTCCCAAAAAGACAGAGGGTCAACTACATTACTAGGTACGAATGTTTTAGCTCTGGTTATAATAGTATCATTTGTTGGAAATAGTCCCATTTTTATATATTTTTATTATTCATTATTTGTTTACCTTTCTCCCAAGATCTTCCTACAAAATAAGCACCGTAAGCGGTTACTAATAATGTTTGAATTATTGGTATGTATTCTTTTGCTATTTTAAATTCTCCAATGTTCCCATCTGTGAAAGCTAGTAGCGTAAATATAAATGTAAGGTACACAAGTACCATTGGCCGTATATTTTTGGCTAACCAACTATCCGAATTCATGTCGGATTCCCATCTTGAAGTTACTTCTTTTTGAGCGTTAGCTTCTGCGGTTTCAAGAATTATTTGTATCTGCTTGTTAGCTTCAAGCTTTTCTTCTTTTGTTGTAGTGAACTTATCGATGACGTCACCAACTTCTTTGATTACACTACCAGTAAGCCATGCAAATATTTTGTTCATTTTATTCTTTTTGTTTTTTATATGCCTCATTTTCCCAAGGAAGATTTTTAGCTCCTTCTTTCATACTGTCTCTTGAATAAGATTTGCCTTTCCAATAAACGTTTTTAGCATCGTAGTCTAAATCACCTCTTTTCATTTGCTCAATATGAACCATTTCATGATCAACAACTTCGCTTTCTTTATCAGGAGACAAGTTTTTGTTCAGTAATATAGTACCGTTATTATTAGCTAATCCTAGGGTATTATCATCCATGTCCTTGTGGTATATAGGAGTATTGGATATTGCGTAAGGTGGATTTATTTTGAATGCCATAATAAAAAATCCTGCGGGATGATTAAACCCCGCAAGATTATTTAATTTTTAATTATAATGTAACGTCTGAAGTAAACGCAGCACTTGCCCAGAACATTTGAGCATTAGCAGCTAAACCTGCACCATCTCTACTTAGTTGAGCAGAAGCAGCAACACCTCCTGGGTTTGCAGTTAAAGCTCTAACAATAGATTGTGAAGGCATGTTTTGTGCCACTGTAATTGCAGCTGGGTTAACAGCAGCAGTTGGAGATGTAGATACAATTAATGTAATTATTCTACCTCCTACTGTTCCAACAGCATCAGCAGGAATTGCTGGTACTGTGTAAGCAGCTTGATCTCCAGAAAAATTTTCTAATCCTTCTACGAATGCTGGTACAGTATAAGCAGCTTGTCCGCCGCCTGCAGCAGTTACACCTACTAATCCTTTTAATGTTACGATTACCGAGTAAACCCCCCCGGCTACAACGTCAGCTACATTTTCAATGTCATCAACATTTACTAATACGTCTCTTGAATAATCTCCTCCAGCTCCCGGAGCATTTCCGTTAGCTACTTTAAATTTAATGAATTTTGCCATTTTGTTTTTGTTTTTGTTATTGTTTATGTTTATGTTTGACTAGGTTTATACAGTCCTATTCTGTTATTATTTATTTTTTTTATTATCTATTCTTTTTTGTAATCTAGCTTTTTTAGCAACTAAATCCCTAGCTCTTGAATTAGCTCCTGTTTTACCAGCCTCTGTAGCTTGTTTACCTTTAAGAGAAACTCTTTCAACTCTATTTTCTAATCTTTTAACTCTTTTATTTACTCTACCCTTTTTAGCTGCCGCTCTTTTATCTTGTCTACCTTCTTTTTTTGTCTTTGCTGCCTTCTTAGGAGTAAATTTTATTTTCTCCGTTTTAGTAGATTTTTTACCTGTTGAACCTGGCTTGCCTATTATGCTCTTATTCGCACCCGCGGAAGCTTTAGCTTTGGTTTGCGCTCCCTTTACTGTGGTAGCCCCGCCTGATTTAGCATCAACTTTTTGAGTCTTTATTTTAGAAACTGTTTTTGCTTTCGGGTTAGCTTTAATTGTTTTGTCATATTTCCAACCAAGCTTATCGTATTGTTTTCTACGTAAAGAAGAGCCTATTGCTCCCGTTACTTTGTCTTTAGTCTTTGGACTTTTACCTTTTGGATCTCCGGCTAAACGTGGCATAATTATCTGTTATTATGCCAGTGCTTACTTAGCGGATGACCACCTTTTTTCTCCATGTCTGTTCTGTGAATTGCTCCTTTTGCATCATAGATTAATTTTTTGTCATTTTTAGCGGTTTCGCCTCCGTAGCGTTTTGCTTGTTTCTTTGCGTCGTAAATAAGTTCACGCTCGTGCATCATTTTTTTGTCGTACTTGTCCATGGTTTTGTTTGTGTTTATGTTAATGATATTACTTTTTCTTTTTTTTCTTTTTAAACCTACTAACTCTTCCTTTAGAATTTTTTTCTTTTTGAGCAGCTCTAAGTTCGCTTTTTGTTAATTCGCTGTATGTGGTAGCGGTTTTTTTATTTACTTTTTTTGTAGGTCTAAATAGGTTTTCTCCGCCACTATAATCTTTGTCGCCGCTAGGTGTTCGCCAATCTTCTTTAAACCATCGTCTAAGTGATGCTCCTTTCTCAGTTTTATTAACTTTACTTAATGGCGATTTATACATCTATTTTTTATTTTTTCTACATTTAGCAATGGCTCCACTAGCAT